AGATGGGGCCTTCATGCAGTGGTATCGAGCGGTGTTCATCGAGAACAAGCGGATGCCAGCCCCCAAAGACTTTCAAGCAACTCTGGCCTTCATTGCCAAGGTTCGGGAGATCATTGGTAGCAACAACTTCAACATCCGTGAACTGCGTGATCTGTACGATATGATCGTCGGATACTACGAGAAGAGCGGCGTCGAAGTCGTTGTGACGAAGAATCACATCTACCTGAATGGCAACAAATCTCCTCGGCCAGCGGAGCGATTCAGGGTTGGATTCACCCAGAAGAAAAACACTCCTTACGCCTGCTGGCTGGAGAACGAGAAGGTTCAATTACAAAATTTGCAAAATGGACAACGTATTGCAGCCGTCATCAACGGCACCGACATCATGTCGTGTGAAGGTCGTGTCTACGTCCAGAGTTTGCAGAACATTTTTGAGATCGACTTCATCGAACAGGCCAACACATTGCTTGTGGCGACGGCCAAGTCTGTTGCCACGATCATGCCAAGTGCCACCACGATGTATCAGGGCGTGGCGATCCAAGACATGTTTGGAACTCTGGTGTTCTCAATGTTCCCGGAACATGGGCACCATCGTCAGGTCAAGATCCCGGAATTGAACGATTACAGAATCACTGATGCGAAATACGAACACAACGTATTGATGGTTCTGGCGGTTGACAAGAAAACTGGGAAATATTCTCGGTTCGTCTTCCGGTTTGGAAAAGACTGGGCAAGCTACGACGTGCGTGAAGTAGAAGATATCACGCCGATGGGAATCAACTTCACGGTTCTGGACAAAGGTATCTGTGTTTGTCTTACAGAAGAAGAAAAGGTGGAAATCTTTTCCAATCAGAAAGACAATGCTTCGATCAAGTCGTTCGATGATCCTGCTATTGACGCAGATATGAAGTTCTGCCATGCTGCGGATTCGGTTAGGTTTGCCAAAGGCAACAAGCTGTTCGACATTTCTGTCAAAAAGTAAAGGAGAGTCCATGAGTCGCTACGATCAAGACAGGGAGTCCGCTCGGAAGATCGGATTCGGAATCGCCGTGGCAGGCATTTTTGTGCTCATGTGTTGCGGGTACTTCACCTACAGCATGTTTCGCATTGATGTTCCTGCCAAGCACATCGCAGTGCTGATGAAACGCACTGGGACAGACATCGGGAATGAAGATGAGATCGCCCCCGACAGCAAACACAAAGGGGTGCAATCAGAAATTCTCACAGAAGGCCGCTACTTCTACAACATCTACTCATGGGACTGGAACATCTATCCCATGGTGGAAATCCCAGAAGGTAAGATGGGAATTCGTGTGAGACTCTCTGGAAAGTCTCTGCCCTATGGCGACTTCGTTGCCACAGAAGATGACCAGAAGGGAATCGTCAAAGACGTGTTGCGTCCCGGACGATATCCGTTGAACGCCATCGTGAAAGAAAATGGCCAAATTGTCACACCTCGAAGGGAAGATAATTTTGCCGAGATCGTCGAACTGCATGATCCAGTTTCGATCCCTGCTGGGTTCAAGGGAATTGTCACAAATCTTGCCGGACCAATTCCAGCAGACCCCAATACTTTGTTGGTGAAAGATGGAATGCGAGGTGCTCAAAAGGAAGCACTCGAACCCGGAACATATTACATGAATCCTTACATGTACCGGATCATCCCGATTGATTGCCGCTCTCAAAGATTCAATTTGGCTGAGAGCGACGACATGGGGTTCCCGTCCAAAGACGGATTCTGGGTGAGCTTGGACGGCATCATCGAATTCAAGGAAGACAAGTGAAGCACCTGTATTCCTACAAACTGAGGTTGTCACCAACCACCACACAAGAAGTATTGCTCGCCAAACACTTCGGCTGTGGCAGGTTCGTGTTTAACCACTTCCTCGATAAAAGGATACAGGAATACAAAACCAACAAGAAATCACTCAAGCGGAGCGACAACGAGAAAGAACTACCAACACTCAAGCAAGCGTATCCGTGGTTGAAGGAAGTTGGAAGCCAAAGTTTGCAATACGAAGTCGAATGCTTGCAACGTGCATACGATAACTTCTTCCGCAAAGTGAAGCAAAAGGTCAAAGGCAAGAAAGGCTTTCCACGGTTCAAGAAACGTCATGCCAAACAATCATTCCGTGTCAAACAAAACATCTACATCATTGACGACAAATTAGTGATGCCGAAGTTTTTGGAAGGTATTCCTGTCGTCGAACACAGAAAAGTGGAAGGTGAAATACAGTTTGCCACGATCAGCAAGAATAAGGCAGGACAATATCATGTGTCAATCACAGTCGAGCGTGATATTCAACCGTTGTCAGAACGAGCAGAAGTTGTGGCTTACGACCTGAACGTGCATGGTATGGTGGACAGTAACGGTAATGTGGAAGTCAATCCTCGTCCTGCGAAGCAGTTTGCGGCACGGTTGAAGTTGTTGCATCAGGAAGTATCGAGATCAGGAAAAGGTGGTAATGGAAGGACGAAGGCGAAGCGTAAGTTAGCGAAGTTGTACTTGAAGGTACACAACAAGCGTGAAGATCATTTGCACAAGTTAAGTCGTCGCATCATTAACGAAAACCAAGTTATTGTTGTCGAAGACAACTCTGTGAGTGACATGCTTGCGAAGACCAAGCCTGACGATAGGGATGAACCACGATGGAAAGAGCGAAAACGGCATCGTGACATTGCCGATTGTGGTTTCTACTCGTTTGTGCAGAAGTTGATGTACAAAGCAGTTTGGTATGGTCGTGAGTTGGTGAAAGTTAGTCGTTGGTATCCTTCGTCTCAGTTATGCAACAAGTGTGGTTGGCGTAATCGTGAGTTAAAGCCAACTGAACGTGAGTGGTGTTGCTGGAACTGTTGGGAGAACAACCAGCGAGATCATAACGCTGCTTGTAACATATTGAATGAAGGATTGAGGATCAGAACTCTCGGAACGAGAGGGATAGCTGCTTGCCCTGATGTAAGACCCGCTATAAGTGGGCTATTGGTTGGAGCGGAAGCCCCGCCCCTTTAGGGGCGTGGGTAGTTCACACCAACAGAGGTCGGCTGTCAGCCAATAGCTGGGCCGCTTCCTTGATGCCCACATACCTCTCGAATGTGAACTGTGGGCATCCACAGTGGCCAGAGCAGCAATTACCGTCGCTATGCTCTCTGACCATCAGGCTTTTGAATTTGTGCAATAAACTCCCATGGTGTCTCTTCAGATGCCCACAGGAGCACATTTCATCAACAACGTAGTCGTTGAGTTGTCGTGAGAAAAACAGCTTTTTCATTTGAGCGTCTCCATAAACGACAGAAGCCAGTGCGATTGGATGCTACGACGTGCATCCATTCACGCTGGCTTCTAGCCTTCTCAAAATGCGTGCCAAAAATGGCCCTCACAGAGTTCATTATAACCATAAAACCCTATGAATTATAGGGTTTTGATCAAAAAATCATTGATTCTCGAAATTCTTCCCATTCACTGAACGATTGAATCTTCCGGCTGATCTCTCGCATGTACTGTGGGATCTGCTCTTTGAACTTTGGATGTAACTCTTTTGATTTCAAGTCTTTAAGACTTACCCATTCCCAGTCTGTGTGTTCATGGCTGATTTTAATATCAAAAGGTGTTGATACTTTGTAAACGAAACCTGTGAATCGTTGGCGACCATTGTGGCTCATTACCGAGCAGAGTCGGTAGCCGGGAATTGATCCGAGGCCGGTCTCTTCCTTTGTCTCTCGGATGGCTGTATTGATGTCAGTTTCGCCATCTTTGCTCTTGCCGCCCGGCAATGCCCAAGTTTCTGAGTGATCGCCCTCATCAGATCGTTTCAAGAGCAGTACGCTCTTCCCGTCTGTGAAGAAGATACCAGCGGCTTTCTTGCCGTGAACAGGACTTCCGCCGCTTCCAATTCTCATGCTGCCACCATGACTTTGATATAAAGGCTATCTTGGGCAACTACGTGATTGTGTTGCATTTGGTCGAATTTATTTAGGCCGTTTGCAATCAATTCGTGTGAATCGTAAAGATCAGTTGGAAAGTCTACACGACAATCCTTGTTCCCTTTGAATCCATTTAATGAAACCAGATATGAGCTTTGTTGACATCTGAGCCAATTCCAGAATGACTCAAAATCAAAAGCCCCCAAAAAGTACATGTTGAATGTGGTTGAGCGAGCGTATGGAGGATCAAGATACAACAGATCTCCTGCTTTTGATTTGACATCTTTGTAATCACGAACAGTGAATTTGACATCATGTTCGATCAACTTATTGTGCCAATCCATAACAGTTTCTTCCAATTGATCTGGATTTACACCTCGTCTGCCGTGATGGAAAGCACTGTTGAACTTTTTGTATTTGTTGTAACGCACCAATCCGTTTCGACATGTCCTGAGAAGGAAAAAGAACTTGCGAGGGTCTGGAGAATCATTGTGTTCTGAGCGAATCCTATCATAAACTTCACGAGAGACTTGTTGCCAGTTGGATTTGTAAAAATCTATTATTGATCTTGGATCTTCTTTAATTGTCTTCCAGACATCAATGAGATCTGCGTTCAGATCGCTGCATTCAAATTTTCCAACTTCAATATCGCTGTTCATTAGCACATAAAGCATTGAACCACCGCCAAGAAACGGTTCGTAGTAAGTGCTGATTGATTTAGGAAAGTGCTTTATAATGCTGGGGGCCTGTATTCTCTTGCTTCCCGTCCATTTGACAAGGACATCCTTGGATCTCATCTAGGGCCTCTTTTCAATGGAACTTTCTTCAGCTTCTGGATGTGACGATCAGGAACGTCCTTGAGATTGTGCATCATGTTCCTGATTTCGGACGTAATTTGAGCAGCACTCTCTGCCTCACACTTTTTTGACTCTTGGATAGAAACTGTGTTGCGATCTTTGTTGTAGAAGCCACGTGACACGACATAGCAAGCCTCGTGTGGATTCCAAGAAGCGACACAGACCCATTCTCCGTCATCCCAGTTGCGATTGGATACGAGGATGCGATAAGGTTCTTCCTCGAAGACCTGCTTGACGTGAAAGTCCGCCTTCTTGAGAGCGGCGGACGCATATCCCAGAGATACTTTGGCGGCATGGTTCAAAACCTCTTTTACAGTGGAGCGGTAATTCACCTCAACACTGTAACGAGTATCACTTTCCACCAAAGCTGATTTGGCTTTTAGCCAGCCTACGAATGTTTCCATGCTTTATATAGCAAATCAGTCCATTGTTATGGCAGGGATGTCGCCAAACTTATAGATCAGATCTTCTTTCCATTTATCGAATAACTCTCGACCTGTAGTCCTCATGTACTCACCGTCAAGCTGCATACCGCCACCGGGTCCGGGAGGAGATGAGTATTTTCCTCTAATGTTTCCCAATATGATCATAGAATACGCCACAGCACCTTCGATCATCGCCTGATTGACTTCTTTCCAGTCCTTGCATTTTTGGAGGTAGTGGACCATGGCAGTGTTACAACCACATGGGGCGGGATACAACTTGATATATCCAAGATCAGAAACCCATTCCCAGCCGCCAATCTGACTTGAAGTTCTGGCGTACATGTTCTCATATTGCTTGAACAACACCCATTCGCCCATGTTGCCCCACATTGGCTGAACTGGGTTGATCATGCCAGTCGATCCACCGGCAGATCCGGGATAGAAGTATTCCAACGGAAGCACTCCACCAAGATCCTGAGAGTTGAATGCAAAATTTGCACCTTGTTCACGGTAGAAGACATTCCTAATAATTCCAACATCATCTGGCATCTTGTAGACGCTCTTGCCGGGGACTGTGCGAAACGTGTAATAGTCGAAGAATTCACGACCTGCATATTCCTCGAAAATTTTCAAGATGTAGTTCACAACAAAGTCTAACTGTTGTGTGTCTAGCTCTATTTTAATGACTGGTGCTCCTAGAGTTAAAAGCACAGCATCCTTGATATCTTCTCGAACTTTCTCTCTATGCTTCCTTGGACCGATTGTTCTGTCGTGAGCGGATACATACTTACAAGCGTCTGAGTCGCATGTAGCGGCCATCGACTTGGTGGTTGTTCCACAAGAATGATTGAATTGAGCTTGTGATGGTCTGTTAATTGCCAGTGTTTGATTTCCGCAAGACATTTTTGATACTCCAGATTGATTCGCCAACAATATATATGACTATGAGTAGAAACATGAGGAACATAATGAGATTCAGGGACCATTGCAAAAACGTACCAGTGGTATTGATGGAATCAAAAAAATTCATGGCACAGAACGCCACGTTAAGACGTGAGAACACGCCTCTTCCCGGACCAATGGATTTCAGTAGTGGGAGAATGCCAGAGAATCTTAAGGTTTGTGTGGCGAACGTATTGAATAAAGTTCCTACAACAAAAAGAGCGGCTGTATTGCAATGGATCATGGGATCTGCTGCCGTTCATGCGTCGTCTGCCAGAGTTAAAATCGCCAATTGGGTCAGACAAGAATTGTGGAATAGATTTCAATTCAATCCAAATTGGAGCGATGAAACATGGGAAGAAGCTGTTTTCAACAAGCAAGCATACAAAGAAGTTCCACAGCTTGGACAAATGGCTGATGAGATTGAAGAAAAATGGTTTTCTGATCCAGAAAACGAACCCGATATCATTCCGATCAGAGATTCAAAAAATTCTACAAGCGAACGAGGAGCCATTAGTCTGCATCATATCAACGCCATGCTTCTCAGAGATGGCATGACTCCGTTGGTTTTTGGTGGTCCAGACGGATATCTTTCGTACATGGAGAAAGGACACTGGAACGACAAGAAAATAAGCAGAGGGACTAATTTCGGCAATCAGGGGCATGACATGAGCCTTCGTAGATCACGAGATTATCAGGGATACAAAACAGACCCGCTTACTAACACTCAATTTCCTAGTTTGGGGAATGCGAAAAAAATATTCGATCCAAAAGATCTTGAGTTGACAGGAGAAAAACATCAAGGAGGTTATAACCCACTCAATAATCTATCGACAATAGATTCTGCAATCTTTCGATCAGAAAGAAACACCAGAAGCATGTTGGATAAAATCGCTGGACAAATAGAATCTGGAGTTAAAGTTAAAGAACTTGATCATCCAGACATGGCTTTTTTGAAGTCAATGATCAGAGATGGGAAACTTAACCCAGAAGTTGTCAATGATGAAGAAGAGTTGCTTGCTCAAATTGCCGGTATCTCAAATAAAGATGCTGTCAAGGAAATCGACGATGAGACAGGTAAAAATGTTCCTTGGGTTCGTGTTGGTGGCAATGACGAACAATACACCATGATGAAGGCATCAGCTAAAGCTTCTCTGGAATATCTCTTGCAATTACCTCCGGGTGAAAAAAACCCCGGAAACGGACTTGGAAATGACCATAGTGCAAATCCATGGCCATGGGCTTCAATAAGAATTTCAGGCCAGACACCAATTGATCTGAATCCAGAGAATCCGAACACAGATGTTGACAAACCAGAGGTTCGAAAAAATGTAGTCGATAAATTGATGAATTTGATTTTCAATGATTCAGAAAGAACATGTCTAAAAACCATTGCGTCTATAAGAAACGGCGAACGTGGGATCAAGAGATACTCAAAAGTTCAGAAATACAACACTAGAATTCCTGTTTCAAGTCTTATGATTGGCAAAAATGGAACGGGACATGAAGCATTGCGTTTCAGGAAAGACGTGCCTGTTTCTGTGTCAATTGATGGCAAGAATGTGGAAATTGATCCAAAAGAAATTCTCGGCAATGATAAAGGGGCAAGAAAATTCATAAATCGAAAATTCAAATTCGGCGGAGAGTTCGCTCCTACATTTCAACAATCTGAATTGGACAAATCTTACACACGAGAGCAAGTGCAGAAGTTAATTGATGACAACAATTATAAAGTAGGTGGAAACGGAACAACTTTCATTACATTGTGGTTCAATGGATCTTCTGATATTAGAAAATTTGTAAAACTCGCTGATGGAAATTGGGGAGAAATTGTGACATCTCCCGGACAGCCAATAAATCCATCAACAAGCTTGAAGCCTCTTGACAAGCACAACACTGTGGCATTGGCAATGTTGAATGGCAAAGAAATTCTCGTAAGAAAGATAAAGACGCCTGATGGACATGACCAATGGGTGCAAATGCCACCGGGAGTTAAAACAGATGACATCCGACCAATTCTTGGATCAATTAGACCAAGCTTCAACGTCGCTGGTGGTGTTCGTGATAAAATGGAGTTTGATCCAGAGAGACAAACAAAGGAATGGGATTATTTCATGAATAATCTGGAAAAATTCAATGACATCTACAACAAAGAATTCAATACAGCACAGAGCATTGTTCATGGAGTTAAATCAGCCAATCAAGTTGGAAGAAAAGGATTTGATGCTAGTAAGTACATTGGCGATGCAATAATGGATGTTCAGGCACACATTGCGAATCAATCATTCAGATATGGCACTCCAGAAATTCTTAAAATGGAGCTTGCAAAAAGATCTAAATCTGTAGATCCAACATCAATTGAAAGACCAGATGTCGGGAGCACACATGGCACACAATCATTGGGGCAAGATTCAGATCCAACATCAATTGAAAGACCAAATGTCGGGAGCACACATGGCACTGACGATGCTGATGCTGCAAAACTTGCAAGAATCAAAGCTCAACGTGATTTGTTAAGATCTTCACTTGGACAACCAGTTGATGAGACAGATCCCGACGCCGCAAAAAAACTTGCAAGAATCAAAGCTCAACGTGATTTGTTAAGATCACTTGGAGAATCCGTAAGAGTCCATGAATCAAATGAAGATGGCGACGAACAAAGTTCAATAATCAAATTTTACAAGCATGTGGTTTTTGACCTAGCTGGAGATGTAGAAGCACATGATGGCCCACCAAAAATCGTCAACAAAACGCTTTATGTAAACCCAGAAATGTTAGACGCTATTTTGCAAAGTGGATATATTTGGAGAAAAAGAAAAGCTGCAAACGCAGCGGTCAATTCTTACAAAGCAGATCCTAAAGCTCAATCCACAGGCACTGGAGGCGGAGGTGGCGGAGACGATGAAATGGATCATTGGGCCAACGTCGCCGACAACGATGAAGATGATGAACTAGAAAAACAAGCGGCAATTGACTCTGGAGAAGCCGATTATGATGACAACAACAGAGGAAGACACTCTAGGGGAAGTTATGATTCAGACACCTCTGATTTTTCTTCTTTTGACATCGGACAAGGAGAAACAGATAGTGTAGATGATGAAATCGCCAGACTGGAAGCTGAAAAAGCCAAAGCCAAGAAAGGTGAATTTACACAATCATCTCCTCAACAACAGTTTGGTCAAGCGGCAACAACAAGATCGTCTCTCGCAAGAGGATATTCCTCTAGCCCAAATTTGCCGATGAAACAAGCAACAGATAGAAGATCGGCAAACCTTGATTCTCTAAGGGCGGCAGGTAATTCGGGACCAGTTGATACGAATAAATTGAATAACATTTTCGGTACGCAAGAAAATGCTTCTCTCAAAGGATATGCACAGTGGCTTATTGAAAATGAAGCAATTCATGATCCTAAAGTCAAAATCAAAGATGGATGTGGATTCAATTGGTGGGGGGCCGCTGGCGATCCATTAGGCGTTTCTATCTCCGGCAAGGCAGACTCATCAAAGTCTGATCCTACAGGAAAGGGAAAAGTTGGAAAATCAAGAACACCAAGAAAATAAAAGCAACTTCGTAAAGTACATGTCGAACCCACGATGCTTCACATTGAAGAAGTGGTTCTCAGAGTTGCTTAATGCAGACTATGCACAACACGATGAGATTGTCGAACGAATCTCCACGTCTATGTTAACAGACGCAGACGTGGCGAAGTTCGGCAAACTCATTATGAACATCTATGAGACTGCTTACAAAAAAGCAGTCGCAGACTACAAAACGGAATTTGAAAAAATGGGAGTCAAAATTTCCATTGGGACTCAAGAGCTTAGCTAAAATCAGGATTGGAGTCTGAGGTAATCGCCTTGGCCAACCAGCCACCAGTCTTTTGTTCTACGTCTTTGATTCTCCACCATCTTTCACCGCCCTGCTTTACTTTCCTGTAAACGACAGATTGGGCTGTGACTGGCTTGATGCACCAGAATTGTAGCTCAAGATCCGATTGGTCTATGATCACAGCATCAAACACAAACTTCTCCCCGTATTCGATAGTGTCGTATGTGCTTCCGTAGAAGTCATCTGTGAATGTCTTACGTCCTATGGCCGGAGCACAGTAATACTCGACGCCTCGTTCTTTGAGAATTCGAGCCATCTTTGGATCGACGTTTAACACAGGTGTTTCCGGTTCTGGCATTCTGAAGATTTGTGGAGGCTCTTCTTTGGGCATCTCCCGAATCTCTTCAATGAACTTCCTCGGTTCAATTGTTTTGGCCCTCTTCTCTTTGGCCTTCAATTTAAGATCTTGTCCGATGTCAACCACTGTGGCATTGAAAGCTTCTACAGGATTCCTCAAATCTGTTACAACTTCTTCGTGTCGAACTCTCATGTTGAATAGTTTGATTCTGCTTTTGTCCCACTCTTGTTGAGTCTTCATCAGAGGGTTTGGACCTCGGAGAGTGTAAACCTTCCCGTCTTTGTCCTTAATTGCCATGCTTGTACCCTATCCTTACCTCGGCTTCGCCAGAAAATTTGATGCTACTGTATCTATGGATGTAGTTGTTTATGATCTTACAGATTGTGGACTGGCTCAACTCGAATCTCTTCGCAAGTTCTTGCTGTGTAAGATCTCCTTCAGAGTACATCGTTCTGATTTGTTCAACAAGCTGTTTGTCAACCTGTTTGGGTCGAGCCATATTATTCACTCCAATTGTTCGTATTCACTCTATATAAGGTAGCCCACTTAATAAAGGAATCAAAAATATGGCCCTCGTAGTCCCAGATCAAAAAGGCGAAATTCTTCTTCTTCAATACATTGTTGGAATGGTAAATGCCGACAACCCTGTGTTGCATCTGTTCCGCAATGACGTAACGCCCTCTGACTCAACAGTTATTGGCGATCTAACAGAAGTTGGCGGATCGACAGGATACAACGCAATCACGTTGGTTTCAGCGAATTGGACAACAACACAATCTGCCGGTGTCACAACTGCTGTATATTCAGAACAGACATTTGCGTTTGGTACAGATGCAGTAGCTTACGGATACTATGTCACAAATGAAACAGGATCTCTGCTTTGGCTGGAAAGATTCAGCGGTGCTCCGTTTGATATTCCAGATGGCGGCGGAACAATCTCGATTACAGCGAAGATCACGTTGTCCTAACAGGAAGTAAAAATCCCGTCAGTCAGATAGCCGTGCCAATTACAACCACCCACAAAGCGAATGCTTGGGGTGGTTGTTGGTTTTTCCAGATCTCCGTTCCAGCCCCAAGCGTGTTCTCCTTTGACAAGCACGCCTCCAAAAGCACCACAACCGCAAGGACAAGCAAATGTCATGCGGTCTGGTATTCCTTCGTTGAAGTGCCACATGAAATCTCCGGGAGACTTCATGTTTTCAAACGCTTCTACTTTAGTTGCTTTAACTTCGCTCATGATTAAGAAGGGCGATGATCGCCCGGAACTCCAAACAATTGTGCAACAACTTCTGGATCTTTTTTGTTCCAGCTACCTTCCCGGTATTTTGTAACAAAGAAGTCAATTGCCGCTGGAATAATTTGGCCAATAACAATGGTTCTGATAAGCGGCGAAAAAGGCTTCAACCAAATTGGCATTGCTTGATAAATGATCTTATCATAGATGCGAGTGAGAGCATCTAAAACTGTAGCCTTTTTGTCGATGCCGCTTGCAACCAAGCTGTCAACATAAGACACCAAATCATCCATTCTTGACAACAAGAAATTAGTGATGGCCACGAAGCTTACTTTCTTCCAAACCTGCCACCACTTAGAAGCAGTTTTGCTTTCATCCCACTTAACTGCCATTGTTTCGATATAATTTTCGATCCCTGAATCAGCAACAGCTTTGCCGACCGGACCAGTAACATGAATGTCGCTCATATTTTTCCTCCATGGATAACGATATATATGGTATGGCAATCAAGAATCCAGATGGCAGCACTTACAACGTATCAGGCTCAATGCAGCAGTTTGATCCAGATAATCCAGAGTTTGATTTGTTCAACGTCTGGGATCAAGAGGTCATTCAGATCGGCGGCACGCCGTTGTACTACTATGAGCTTTTCATCAATGTAAACAACATTGATCAGCTTTACGTTGAAGCCAGAGACAAATTGTGGTCTCAACAACCAATTTGTCTGTATGGATACTATGATCCTATACCTTCACAAAACGCTTTAGGCACATTCGGAATTGATTCTCCAGACGAGATGATGTTCGAATTTAACTACAGAAGCGTGTTGGCGACTCTTGGCCATGCTCCCAAGATTGGTGCTCGCATTTTCACACCTCATAAGCGAGAGAACTGGGTCGTCAAACAAAGAAATGTAGAGGTCTTCAAGTTGTGGGGCGAGCTTCGTCTTCAAGTCATGTGCGATAGATTCCAAGAATCTCTCACGACAGGTGAAGGCAAGGTCACTCAACGACAGCCAGACTTCAAAGTCAACAGTGTTAAAGACCTTGGCCAGAACAAGATGAATCTGGCTGGTGGTCAATCCGGTCCTCAATAATTTTCCAAACCAACTCAACCCTCATCGGAGGGTGAATCATTTTGAAAAACCTCAATGGTACTTTAGGCTCTTTGAGTTCTGAGACTATTCTGAGTTTTTTCTGCAATGGGTTGCTGTTGTTCTTAAAGATTTTGTAGGGCTTCATAACTTATACAATAGGGATCTCGAAATGAAAAATTACTGGCTTGCCAGAAACGGTTATAAACACATAGATAAAGAAAGAGGCATAATGTCAGAACCAACTTTAGTCCCATGTAATGAACCCGGTTTTATCCAAGACCTAAACATCGACGGACCTCCTCCGTATTGTCGAGTTGGGGAATCTGATAAATCATCTGGCACGATTGACCACAAAGATTTTCTTGATAATCAAAAAGACGTTGCAGGTCGTGACATCTCGTGGCTCGAAGATGCGACTCAAAGAAAGATGGGACAAGGAGCATCTGCTCTCTGCGATCCTCAGCAGACCGGGCACATCATTAACGAACAAGGCATGAGTCCTCCAAACAGGAACGCCGTCTATCGTTATTCTAAATCAATTCGTGGAACAGATGAAGCTTGCATGGATTTGTTCAAAGACATCATTGTCTTAGATGAATCTGGAAAAGCTCATCAAATTCCAATTATTTGGGCCACACAAGAAAAGGCAGTTGCCTACATACTTCAAGAGAATGTAAGAAAAGATGAGAGTCTTGTAGTTGATAGAATTCGATTGCCTATGTTGGCGATCCATGCTTCCAACTACAACTATAATCAAGGTCGATACACGTATCACAAAGCAATTGATTATTTGCGGGACTTCAAAGATAAGAGACCGGGATTCACAACAAGTGAACGATATCAAAGAGACACAGTGTTTGGGGTGAGCCGTGGCATTCCAATTGATATCAGCTACACATTGTACGCTTGGACATTGTACGAAGAAGATATGAATCAGATTCTGACTCAGATCGTTACAAAATTCAGTCCGATGGCATACATACGAGTAAGAGGAATCTCGTGGGAGATAGGTGTCAAGCTCGACTCAATCGCTAATAACGTAAATGTTGAGCCGGGAGACAAGCAGGTCAGAGTCTTTAAGTATCAGTTTACTTTCACAGCCGAGTCATTCGTGTCTCAGCCAATTGTTAGGAAGAAAGCCGTGTTGAAGACGAGGATAGAGGTCACTGACTCGACCATAGAAGATGACGTAACCGAAGTCTTGAGTAGGTTGGAACAAGCAGTAAAGGAATTGGAAGAATGATTGAGATCAAAAACAAACAGAAAAGTCCAGTACAACTTATTGTGAGATCGAGGACGGCTCCTCGTGCTTTCACCACCCTAATCATTCCGGGCATCGGCAAGGGTAAGAACATCAGGCTTATAGAAGACGAACAAACAACAGATATTATCGAACGTGTGGAGAAGATGGGCCTGATCTCCACTAGATACATTCCAAACTCTGAGATTCGCAAGGGAGATTAAGACATGGCTATTCTAAGGGGATTTCCACCATCTAACACGATTTCGCCGAGCGTAAGGATCACCGAAAAGGATCTGAGCTTTGTGGCTCCACAACAATCCTTTCACCGGGCTGGACTCATTGGGTTTGCGAGCAAAGGTCCGATCAATGTGCCGACTCTGGTCTCTAGCCAGAATCAGTTGACCACACTGTTCGGCTATCCGCACCCAGAATCCGGCGATCCTTACCTCATCTACGCTGCACAGGCATATTTGACAGTTGCTAATGAACTGTACATTGTCCGTGTTGCTGACGACGACGCTGTTAGCGATGAAGCTGCTTTGACAGCAGAAGTTGACATTCCATCCGCAGGTGGACAGATCCAGATTCTGTCTGACACGGCTGGAGACTACGTTTTCGGAACAGACATGTTCTTCCGATGGAAACTCAATGGAGTTCTTCATTCCAAGACATTGGTTGTTCTCGCAGGAACATACACAGCCGCACAACTTGCTGAAGACTTGAATCTCCAGTTGGTTGGCGACATCGACGGCATTGAATTCATTACACATACGAGCGATACAAAAGTCGGACTCCAGACCACATTCTCCTACGGCCCAGATGCCGAATTGGAATTGGTTTCAATCCAAGACTCAATGTACGGTGGTCCGGTTGGAGTAACCAATCCATGCGGCCTCGGACTCGATATGACTCAGGCCAGCATCACAGGATCGCTTGATCGTTATCCAGCAACATACCAGACAGCCGGTGAATATGACTTCACTGCCCTGACCGACATGAACCTTCAGGTTGTTGTCGATGGAACTGACAACGTGTTGATCGACAATGTGGTTCAGGTCATCGACCTCGCCGCCTTGGAAGGTGCCGAATACACAACAGCAGAATGCGTTGATGAAATCAACTTGCAAATTGAATCTCTTCCGGGTGGATTTGAAGCTTTCGCAGACGGCGATAACATCGCACTGAGAACGCTGCACTTCGGACGTGATGCAAGATTGCTCGTTAAGCCAGACAGCACAGCAGACGGAATCTTCGGACTCGCCAACGTAACAGTTGTCGGTGCCAGCCCAATCGGTACATCCGGCGACGGATCGACATACGATTATGGCCGTGTCAACGGAGATGCCAACAGCACTGGTGCAGTCACATTCACGATCACGGCTGATAGTGCCGGTATCGACGGAAACGCAACACAAGTTGTGATCCAGAATAACGTCCGTGAAGGAAACTTTGTTGTTCAGGTTTACAACGGCGGAGCACAAGTAGAAAGCTGGGGTGGTCTGACAAAAGACGAAACCAGCACCTTCTATGTGGAAACATTCTTGTCCTTGGTATCTGATTGGATTCGAGTCTCAGACAACTTGGACAATGCAGCATCTCCGCTTGATGGAACATACACACTGGTTGGCGGATCTGATGGAATTCCATCTGACCCAGACCTACAAGACGCCCTGATCGTTGGAAACCAGCTTGCCTACACAGGCATGTATGGACTCAGCGAGCCAGAACAGATTGACATCGACTTGGTTGCCGTTCCGGGCCACGCCAGCACGACTGTAGTAACAGCCTTGTTGGACCTCTGCCAGAACATTCGTATGGATTGCTTGGCAATCATCGACGCACCATTCGGACTCACAGTGCGTGAAATCGTGGAATGGCAGAATGGTAGCCATCCTCTCAACACCACGAGATTCGACTCTGACTTCGGTGCTCTCTACTGGCCATGGGTTAAGATTCGAGACAATTACAACAGAGTTGACATTTGGGCACCGCCATCCGGTTCGGTTATGGCAACCATCGCTCAGAGCGATAACTTGTCGGCACCTTGGTTTGCACCAGCCGGTACAAACCGTGGTATCGTCCACAACATCACAGACGTTTTCTCCAGACCAACTCTGGAAGAAAGAGACCTGATGTATGGATATCGCAATGCGATCAACCCAATTGTGCAATTCGTGGACTTCCAAGGATTCGTAATCTGGGGTCAGAAGACACTACAAAGACTGCCAACGGCTTTGGACCGTGTGAACGTCAGACGATTGATGTTCGTGCTGGAAAAACAAATCCGAGTCGCAGCCCGTCAGTTGCTGTTCGATCCACATGATTCAATCCTCGAAGCCAAGTTTGTGAGAATCGCTACGGCAATTCTCTCACAAGTACAGGTTGGACGAGGTATTGAAGACTTCCGAGTTATCTGTGATGCCACATTGAACACACCCGATGTCATCGACAGAAACGAACTGCGAGCAAGAATCGGAGTCATTCCAGTTCGAGCAGCGGAATTCATCTTCATCGAATTCTCAATCCACAGAACGGGTTCAGACTTCTCTGATTCCGACACAACCACGTTCTAATTTTTATGGTTCTCAGGGCCGGGCCTTCCGGCCCTGAGAATTGTTTTAGCAAGGGGTCTCAATATGGCTCAACCAATGGGCATCGGTCATGTGGGCTTGCCCGGAACAATCATCAAACGCAAATTTAGATATACCATTCAGTTCTCTGGCCCATGGGGTTTCGTTCCTGAACATTATGTCAAAGTAGCGGCACGTCCTCAATTAGAAATCGACGAACTTGAAGTTCAATTTCTGAATGCGAGCACATGGATTCCGGGAAAGGGTCGCTGGCAACCGCTTAATATCACATATATAGATGTAACCGGCAAAGAGATGCAAGATCTTTATGATTGGGCGGCTACGATATATGACTTCCAAGAATATGGCAAAAATGAAATTGATCTGAAACAATCTGAAAAACAAGGTTGGACAGGAGTAGGACTTCTTTCGCTTTATGATGGATGTGGAACTCCAGTAGAAAAATGGACACTGAAAGGTTGTTTTATTCAAGCAATCAATTTCGGAGATCTGGATTATTCATCAAATGATGAATGTAATATCGAAGTAACAATCAGATATGACAAAGCAAACTTGGAAGACGTTGGTTCGTGTGGCATCGTGCCAAAGGGATATCCTATATGTTGTCAATAACAGGAGTAAATAAAAATGGCTAGTCTAAAACCAATGGGCATCGGTGTCATTGGACAACCAGATGTTGTATTCAAAAGAAAGTTCCGCTGGACATTCGAAATTCAAGGATTTTGCAACAACCAGAAGAACGTAGTTCCAGAATACTTCGTCAAGTTGGCCTCTCGCCCGAACCTTGAAATCGAAGAAACAGAAATCAATCACTTGAACGCAAAGATGTGGATTCCGGGTAAGGCATCTTGGCAGACGATTTCTGTAACATACATGGACGTGGCACACACAGAGATGCAGAGTCTCTGGAACTGGCTCGCTACAGTCTATGACTTTACAGACCCGGTAAACCTCAAGATGGGAAACCGTCGTGACTGGGACGCCACAGGCGTTCTCAGCATGTATGACGGTTGCGGTGTACTGCTAGAACAATGGCAGCTTCAGCACTGCTGGCCAACAGGCATCAACTTTGGAGAACTGGACTACTCTTCCTCAGAAGAAGCAACTATCGAACTGACGCTCCGTTATTGGGACGTTGTTTACAGAAGCTACTGCCCAGACTTTATCCCAACTGGTTGCTGCTCAGGTTGCGGAAACTAACCAGAATAGGAGAACAGTATGGCACAACCAATGGGTATTGGAGCACTTGGCTTCAATAACACAATATTCAAGAGGAAGTTTAGATACACCTTCACAATTACCAATATCTGTGGTAATGCAAATAGGTCTGTACCTGAATCTTACGTCAAGACAGCGGCCCGTCCGAATCTTGCAATCGAAGAAACAGAAATCAACTTCTTGAACGCAAAGATGTTTATTCCGGGAAAAGCTACTTGGGAAACAATTACAGTAAACTACATTGATGCAGTCAACGCATCCAACATCGCCTCATTCAAACCGTTGTGGGATTGGATGGCATCATTGTACGACTTCAGAGATCCAATCAACCTAAAAATGGGATCAAGTCGTCGTGCCTATTCGGCCACCGGAATTCTCAATCTGTATGATGGTTGCGGAACTCTTCTGGAAACATGGACAATGGACAACATGTGGCCAACTGCAATCGACTTCGGAGAATTAGATTATTCTTCATCAGAAGAATGTACAATCGCACTGACATTACGATACCACGATGTCATCTACACTCCTGTATGTCCAGCATTCGCCATTGAACCTTGCTGCTTTCCTTGTGGTAGTTAAGTTTGTAATGACTATGATAAGGGGGTGGGATTTAGATCCGCCCCCTTATTTTTTTGGAGAAGACTATGGCAAAAATGGGTATGCAAATGGGACTGGAAGGCGATGGCCGCTTCTGCAAAAGACAGTTCCGTTGGATGTTCACAGTTGATAACATAATTGGAGATCTAAGCTCTAGTGGCAGTATGCAATGTTTGCCGCCAGAAAAGAGTGCTAGACCAAATCTGTCATTCAAAGAAATGAATGTACAACACTTGATTGAAGAAGTATTTTATCCTGCCAAGCCAGATTGGAAGCCAATTACGGTGACATTATTTGACTTAAAGAAAAGTTCGCACCCAATTTGGAAGTGGCTAAACGAATTGTATTTTGTCGATGCACAGACTGCTACATTCGTTGAACCCAACGCAAAGCCGGGTCCAACTGTAGGTTTCATCAGACAATGCACACTGCAATTATTCGACGGTTGCGGCGAAGTCGTCGAGACTTGGATCTACGACGACTGTTGGCCACAATCTGTGAATTTTCAACCACTTGATATGACTCAAGGTGGTCTTGTCATGTGTGAGGTTACGCTACGATACGCAAGAGCTTATATCCAAGAAGATAGAGGAAGATCGCAACTTTAATCTTCGTCATCTTCTTCATCTTCGTCTATCTCAAACAATTGGAATTCTCCATTAAGGATCTCTCTCATTCCTTCGAGAGCATCTTCCAGTTGCTTGCTTTTCCAGCCGAGCTTACGAATGGTGGCACTCTTATTAAGCCGCCCTCGCTTGGTGTAACACTCGTTGTCATCATCTAAGAGACATTCGAGCAATTCACCATACCCGTTCTTACGAAGCTTGTCTATGATTTCTTGCATTTCGATAGCGTAAACAGGATTGGTTACACTAGCTTTGTTCATATAATTACAATCTACCATGAAGTTGAATCCCTGTCAAGATAGCTTCTGCTATTTTGTGATCTTTCTTTGCCATTTCTCATAACAACACTGTCAAATTTGTCTGACAGGTACACCATGTATTTCTTTTTCAGTTCATTATAGTTTCTGGCACTTCTGTAAAGTTGTCTGTAATGATTCAAAATGCAAGTTGTCATGTAATTGAACGCTTTGCCTTTTCTTGGATCGAACCTGTCAATCTTTTCGAAGCAGATCAACACACCTTCTTGAATGGCGTCATCCACGTCGATCCCGCTAAACTTGGCATAATTCGTAATGTTCTGTGCAAGAATGTAGAAAGCGTATGCCAGTTGATTCTGAAAATCCTTGAAGTTCACACAGGACTCGTTGTACTTGCCGACAACGGCGTCCAAACGGTCTTTTTTAACTTCATCTTTGTACTTGATCAATCTGCGATTGTAAGTTTCTTGACAATCACTAACCATCATGTGGTATCGTTCTTTTTCTCTTTTATGGAATTGGAATGATTGAATGATGGATTCAAACGTCTTGTTGTTAAGGTATTCGTTGGCCATTTTCCTCCGACCGAGCATTTAAGGGTATCTATATATCTGCATCACGGCTCACAATCTGCAAGGAAAATTCCCTTTTTCCACTATCATTAAGAGTAGTATGGAAATAATAAAGTTGTATGCTGAATTGCTGTCTAATCCCAGAAGTTTGGTGGCATATCATGCCTTGCTGACCAAATACAAAAATTGCAATATGAGCAATGAAGCCAAGGCAATTGAGGATCTAATCCGAAGGAAGTTCGATGCTGACTGTCCACATATTGACCAAGAACAACGCCAAAACAATCCAGAAGGCTCTTGACTCAGTTCAATGGGCAGATCGGATCATGGTGGCAGATCTGGGAAGCACAGACGGCACGATCCAGATTGCGGAACAATCGGCGGAGGTCTACAGAATGGATTGTCTCAGGAATGACGCCAGAAACAAGCTGATTGAGATGACTACAGGGCCAACATTGTCATTGGAGCCTTGGGAAGCTGTCGCTCAAGGACATCACACACTAAGCAACGTGTCCAAACAAACCTATGCCACAATACTACAGAACAAGACATTGACAAAGGATATTAGGGCTTGGTGCGGCAAACCAAAGTTCATTAACCCTGTCTATGAGATGATTGAAGGAGATGGATCTGAATCAGACATATTGATCTATTCAACAGGTCGTACAGATCATTCGGAATTGTTGAGTGCAATCAACGATTGGAAGTTGGAAGCCCCGACAGCCATAGCCCCATACTATTACGAAGCCTGTACGTTGCTTTCTTTGGGAAAATGGAAAGAGTTCCTTGCAGTGTCTGAACATTACATGTTCTTAGATAAAACGAAATCAATTTCGTCTGTAATGAACCACTATTACTTCTCAATGGTTCAATTGGTATACATGAAGAAAGTTGTTCCTACATTGCAGAATCTGTCTATATGCTTGGCCGCTAAGCCGTTGATGGCTGAATTCTGGTGTCTTGCAGGAGACGTTCACTACCATCTAACGAAGAGATTCAATGTGGCCAAGGATCTCTATGAGAATGCGATTATGCTAGGCGGCAAAAGGCTTAAGAGCGACAAATGGCCAATGGATCTCGCAAAGTACAGATCTTACCCGATGAAGATGATTGAGAGTTGTGACAAACTCATGGAGAGCAAATCTCTGTATCTCAAATCCTAGAACACATCTTCAATGTGATTAACCACAACAGTCACTTGATCTTCCCAGCGAGCCACATCCAATTGCTTCCGACCCGGTGGTAGCTTCCTGAGTTCGGCTGTGAGTTCGTGGATGCTGCAATTGATCACTTGCCACTCGTTCTTGGCGAATCTCTCTAGGCTCTTCTCCATCTCCTCGGCAGGCGGCGTGTCCTTCATTGGGAAATAGTTGGCGATTTCCTTGCCAGCCTTACGCATGACGCTCATGTAAATTGGATGGTTGCAAGCACATCCGGGATTCTTCAAAAACTTTTGAACATCTTCTGTAAGTGTGTCTGGCAGAGACGATCTAAATCGTTCATCAAGTAATGCTTGCTTGATGTCATGAATGTTTACTTTTTTCTTCATCTTATCCTAAGAATTCAGGTGGTTTATATTTGATCGGGGTTCCATCCTCGATCCTCTTTTTCTTTTCCATGTCTTCCTTTGCTTTTTGCTCTCTCTTGTCGATCTCGTCATACGACTTAGAGTAAACATCAGGAAGAGATTTGACAACAACGCCTCTGCCACAGTCTGGGCATTTCACCTTGGACTTCTGTTGAACAACAGGGATGTTGATTACAGATTCTTTCCACTCATTGCTTTGAAAGACTAGAGTTTTAGTCTGACCGTTCAATTCAAAGATCAGACTTCTCTTTCCGTCTCCATCTACTTTTTTCCAGCCTTGAGCGGTAAGCGTGTCGATATCGACTACACCTGTTGTTTTGATGCTGGGATTGTTTAGTGTTGGGATTTTTGTGGGCACAGCAGACACTTTGATTTGAGTTAGGCCATCTGGCTTATCTGTATCAAAGATCTTCTTGTACGAGCAAATCTCGCAATACACTAAAAAACGCTTAATCTTCTCTGGTTGTCGGTTCATCATGATCTGCCTCATCTACCTCGAATTCAATTTTGCTCCTAAGTAGATATGTCAAATCTGTGAATGTTTGGGCAATTACACTTCCTGCGAACCCGCATGTCAGAATAAGCCACCATTGATTAGAGACAATCAACCAGCCACAAATTAGACCGGCCCAGAACCCAGTGCATTCATAGCACTCAAACAATTGCTTTGACCAATCTGCTGATTGCATCCACTCTCGAATGCTCTTGCCAGAGATCTTGATCAAATCAAAGATCCTGCCATGCACAACAATGTTGGTCAGGCCAATCGTGGCCAACGCAAAAAACACTAATGTAATCATTACTCTCTCTTCTTTCTCTTAATGTCGTTTTCTTCATCATCTTGATCTTTTTCTTCTGCCTTCGTGTCGTTGATGAAATTTCTTTTCTCAACACGACAAGCTTCGTCAAAGCATGGCACAAACACGCACAGATATCCTTCTTCGGCCATCGCATCAACCGCAACTTGATTCTGAGCTTTGACCAAGTTGACGTATTCATCCACGCCTAGATGTTTGTTTTGCTCACAGACGTTGAGGAAAAATGTCACAAATCCTTTTTTAGCTGTCATAATTCTCCTTAAATTTATCGCCAGAAACTAATATAGAGGAACTCTTTGTCCCGCCAAGTGCTGAAGTAATTGAAGTCTGTCACACGACAAAGCTCGTCACAGACCTCAGTTGAGTTGGCAAGCGGAACTTTAAGATTGTGATTGACACTGTAATTTAGTCTTTCGACTATGATCTTGTCGCCAAAATATGTTTCCAGCATCCGCACTTCATCTTCTGTCAAAGCATTCAGTAAATCTAAGACAGCTTGTTTGCCGATACTGCCAAGCATCGGCAACCTCTTGGCAATACGCCACTGCTCGAAAAGACTAAAGTAACTTGGCGGAAGCATTTTTTGTGCTTCTTTGTCGTGAAATACAAGTTCTTCGATGTTGGAGAAATTAAGATCAATCATACTCTTATACCACACTGAGTCCAAATTCATCATAGTATGAAGGAGATGATTATGACAGATGATGTTTACCGCCCAAGGAAGAAAATCAGTTCACAAGACTTGCAAGATGATCTCGTAGATGAATCTCCGACGAGCGATGATAATGATCCTTTGGCTGCTATTCGAAAAATTCAACAAGCAGCAGGAAATGAAGTCGGCAGAGATGTGTCCGATCAGCCGCTCGCCAAGAAGGACATGCCATTTGAGGTTAGTGGCCAGATGCCATCAGCTTTCAAGGAAGCAATGGCACGAAAGGCTGCTGCCAGCGGCAACCCAGCCCCGGCCCCAGCAGATGAAGAGGACGATCTGCCTCCATTCATCAGGGAGACCAGACAGGCCGCTCCCAAGAAGCCAAAAGCAACTTCAGATTCTAAGATCAGAGTCACGGGGAGTGACAGCTTTGAAGCGGCTTTGGCAAAGTTGTCAGACCCAAATCAATGGGAAGAGTTTGAGTTCCCGTCCAAGGGTCGCTTCTACAGCGAGATCCCTCCAGTAATCCATGTTCGCCCCATGACTGGAGAAGAAGAGCAGATCTTGGCAACTCCAAGATTCGTCAAGAAGGGCAAGGCCATTGATATGATCTTCGACAGATGTATCCGTGAGAAGATTAACACAGAAGATCTTCTGTCAGTTGACAGAACTCACTTGTTGATTTACTTGCGTGGTATTTCATACACGCCAGAGTATGACGTAGAAATCAAGTGCCCAGAATGCGGCATCAAGTTCCAGACAGTCATCGACTTGAACGGATTGGAAGTTGAAGACTGCCCTGTGGACTTTGGCCCGGATGATTTGGAAGGCACATTGCCAATGAGCGGGTTCAAGTATCGTTACCGACTATCGTTGGGCAAAGACGAACAACAAATCTCTCAGTACAGAGACAAGAAGATTCAAGACTGGGGCGACCAGAGCGAAGACGACACTCTTCTGTATAGAACAGCTTTGTTGTTGGAAGAACTTGAAGGCGTGAGGATGTTGAAGGAAATCCAGTTCTTGTTAAAGAAACTGCCGATTGCCGACGTGGCTTATCTCAGAAATGAGATCAACCAGCCACCATTTGGGGTGAAGACTGAAGTTCCAATGCTGTGCCCATCTTGCACTGAAGAGTTCAAGATCGACTTGCCGCTAGAAACAAGTTTTTTCTTCCCAAGGAAGAAGGAGGAAAATCGCCAAGCGTAGAGCTATGGCGTAACCTCATGGAAGAACTCTTCTTCTTCCAATATCACATGCACATGTCAAAACAAGATTGCATGACAATTCCTATTCACGAAAGAAAATGGTTGATCCAAAGGTTCATCGAGCAAAAAAAGAAGGAATCTGAAGCAATTGAAAGAATGAAGAAACAAAAGAAGTGATTTTCAGCCTAAAAATCACAATTTCCTTTCTAAAATTACTAAATTACACTAGATAGAAAGTAGTTCATTATTTTAGGAGGACAAATGGATGAGAAGAAATATTGCCAATGTGGATGCGGTGGCGAAGTAAAGGTCTGGAAAAATGGAAGATACAGTCCTTTTTTACGTGGACACCACATGCGTAAAAAAGGATACGATCCAGCAATCACAGAAACAAAATATTGTGAATGTGGTTGCGGAACTGAATTGAAAAGACTCAAAAATGGCTGTATCCCAAGATACATCAAAGGACATCATCTAAAAGGCACAACTCTTAGTCTTGAGTACAGATTAGAGAGAACAAGAAATAGATGGGGCAGAGAACCGGATTTAAGCCCTTATCTTGAAGAAACATTTATATCATTTGATAAAAAAATGAAAAGATGGATAGCGTGTGTTAAAGATTCAAATGGAAAATCCAAAGGAGCCATGCACGCAAATGCTGTTTACAAAAAGCATTTTGGCAACATCCCAGAAGGATATGTGGTTCATCATAAAAATGGGAAACACGAAAAAGTTGAAGATGACAAACCAAGTAATCTTATGTTGCTTCCAGACAAATGGAATTTGAGATTCTTTCCTGTATTAGCAAACGGATTCGGAGTGGATGAAAACATTGTCACAGACATTTATCTAAACATATTTGATAATCATAAGTCTGAGAGACAATTGTTTTGTGAGTTGTGCGAACAACTCGGAAGTTTAGTAAATCTAAAAAATCATAATGGATGAATTTGCGGAGCTTTGTTTAGTATCACATAGATAAATTTATGAAGAATTTTTGGATTGATAGACACAACAAAAAAGAAACAGAAAAACGACGAAAGGCTGTCGCAGATGTTGTTGATGCGGTCAAAGCAGCCGTGCGTAAAAAGCTGTTCGCTAAGTATTTCAACCCATACAGAAAACCATAATGGCACTCAAAGAACGCTATCAAAATCCGGCCATAGGCGACTCAATCAATTTGAGATTGTTCACCTACAACAGCAACAACCTTGCTGATCTATCAAGCATCACCAAGGTTGACATCTATTATCTGGACAGAGAAGAAGTTTCTGACACTAATCCAGATGGCCGGAGATTGGTTGAATCGTATGATGGGTCGGCTGTAACCATTGAGGATACAGGCACGCATTCGCTTGAGATTGACGCACAGGAAGCTCTGTACGTGATCGGCAGATATCTTGACATCTGGACTGTGAGAGTGTCAGACTCGCAGCCAGCAGAAAGCATTGAACAGGTTTTTGAGATTTACCCAAATCTCTGGTACACAACACCAATCCCGGTGGTGTACGACTTTAGTTTTCACTTCCAACCAAACAAGTTTCGTAAAGGATCAAAGCAATTTCTAATCATTGAGATTGTTCCCAATGTGCCAACGGCGGGAGACCTTAGAAAATACTACGAAAACTTGGCGATTGTATCTGACCTTAAGATATCAATCTCTCAAAACTGCGGCAATTGCGTGCCAGCGGAAGAAGATCTACGTCTGATCGTTGATGAAGTTTCTGTAGACTACCGTGAGAAACGGTACGCATATTACAGAATCGACACAACAGACATGGATTGCGGCATCTACGATGTCTGGTTCCGTCTTGACTTCGGTGGCAACACGTACATAAGCGACCGCTACAACATTCAGATCTATGACTAGCCGTCATAAGGAGTAATATGGACGACATTCAAGAATCCCTACTAGGGGACACGCAACCGGTGTCTCGTCACTCAATGGGAATGGGCAAGCTTTCTGATCCGTCAATTGTTTTTGTCAGACAATTTAGATGGACTCTGGGCAGCAAGGTTTTAGATGAACACTTCGTAAAGAACGTGAAGTTTGATTTCAAGTCACAGACATTACATCTGGAAGCTTATGAGGTCGTCTGTAATGACACGATCAACATTCATGATTGGCTTGAAAGTGATCTTAGCAAAGAGACATTGTTCTTCACAACTTATGATGGTTGTGGCCACCCAATTTACACATACGAAATTTCAGACATCGCTCTTGAATCAGACACTGCTGTCTATGATTATGCGGCCTCTGATGAAGTCACAAGAAAATTGTCTTTAACATATGGAAACATCAAAAGGATATTTCACTCCAAAGGAAACAAAGATGTAATTTACAAGAAAAAATTTGATTGGACAATGAGTGTCGATAATGGAGTTGCCAAGAAAGTAAAGCTTGTAAGCAGACCAAATTTGACGATTGAAGAAACAGAAATCAACTTCCTCAACGCCAAAACGTGGATTCCGGGCAAGGCCAATTGGCAAGATCTATGCGTAGAACTAGATCGACAGTCTCGATGCCTTCTTCAACCGCTGATGAATGGCAAAGACCGCTCCGTTCAATTGAACTTGTTAGATGGATGTGGTGATGTTTTGGAAACTTGGCACTTGAAAAATGTCCGAGTATCAAAAATGAAAGATGAAGAAGAAAAAGTTCACCTCACACTCAAATATGATGAGGTCCGATACGAATCAGCGAGCAAGCCGGAAGTATCTACCGTAATAAACACAGAGGTTCCACATGTCTAAAGTAGAAAAAGTTAGAATTGATTTGCCGAACAGAAATCCACCTGTAAAGCAGTGCAAGGTTCAGAACCAGAGGCCAGTGTCTGGGAACTTCAAGCTCGTGCCCAAATATATGCCTTTTTTGACGCAGTTTGTTTCGGATGTATCTTGGAATTGCCAAGCAAGAACATTGGAATTCAACATCACAGAAACAGCTAGATTTGATGCCTTCAACTGGTTTGGCGGCATCAACAAGAGAGTTGCAGAATCACAGAAGAGTTCCTTTGTGGATCTGGAGCAAGATAGCTTGCTTTTGGTATTGATGGATGAGTGCGACAAAGAAGTTGTAACAATCAAGTTCCGTGGTCTGGGTCTGATAGATCATCATTGTTTCTTCGCCAGAGACACACTTGGGAGTTTCGGCGTCGATTCGCCCAACGATCCTTTGGCACACTTCGTGCGTCTCATGTATTCCGATAGTGAAACAATCGCTCCGGCTCATGTTGAAGACGAATTTGAACTCAAGATCATGTCGCCAGAACAAAAGAATGAATTTGTTGATGAGGAGTGGCAAGAAGCTTCTTGTCACTGCGATGAAGATGTCGCTGTAAGCTAAACAAAACCCCGCACTGCAATGTAGTGCGGGGTTTTTCTGTAAAATGCTCTTGCAAAATTCTTACAGACATGATACTATACATTAAGACTGGAAACATTCCTTGGGAGTATGACTTAGCTCCCGAAGCAAATTTGCAATGCCCAATTGAGGATGAGGGTTTCCCAGTGATAGGAGGATAAGTTGGTGTACTCAAATCATTTCGTGATGTGCGTCCTCGTAGATGGACAGCCCACACAAGAACTCGCCAATGGCGTAGTTACTCTGCCCTTTGGAACCGAATATGCTTTACGGTTCCGCAACAAGAACAACCGTCGAGCAGTCGTCAAGATTTACATTGACGGTGAAAATGTCTCAGGAGACGGATACATCGTTCGGGCCAACGACCATATCGACATCAAGCGTCATCATGACGTTGATAGATCGTTCAAGTTCGTGTCGCTGGACAGCCCTGACGCCGTGGATCACGGCAAAAACGGCCCTAACGCCGACAAGGTGAAAGGCACAATCGAAGCCAGATTCTATCTGGAAAAAGAAGTGCCGCCAGCACCTGTGATCGTGGATCATCACCACCATCACCATCATGACCATCACCACGATTGGTATCGTCCACGTCCGTTGCCATTTCCATACAGGCCATACTATACCTGTACCGGGAATATGTCTGCACCGCCATCTGGAGGTGCTACATTCAGCACTCTTGCGTCCAAACGGTCCAGTGGTCCGGGAGGATCATCTGTTCGTGGCATGTCCATGAAGTCCATGAACTGTTCTGCTGCTCCAGAAGCCACATTGGGATTCTCTGAAGAATCCAGTTACACTGCTGCACCAAGCACTCCAGATCCAATCCTGAAGGATGGTTGTACTGTCGAAGGCAATGTCACAGGACAGAGCTTCCACACAGTCTACATTGATCTGGAAGAGACTTACACGAGCCTCAAGTTGTTCCTGCAAGGACACGAGGCAGAAATTCAAACAGCAGCCCCAAAGAAGACACGGAAGACAAATAAAGACAACCGTGTAGAAGATTTGGAGTCGGAGAACGAAGAACTCAGACGTAAGCTCGCAGAACTTGAGAATGCAGAACTCAAGGCGAAGTTGACAGCTTCTCAAAAGCCGGTAACTGGCGGAAAAACAAAGCCAAAGGCAAAAGCAAAGCCTAAAGCGAAAGCCAAGCCAGCCGAATAAACAAAAAGGCCCGGCAGGATCACTCCTGCCGGGCCTTTTCTATTGAATCCGATCAGTTGTTGCTGAACGGGCTATCTGGCCGTTGCCGACGCTTGGACTGCTTGACGATGATCTTTTCCAGCGTCTTCGGGTTGGCGATCTTGTTGATCAGATGGAACGCAAACTGGTCCATCAGCAAGTCGCCAGCCAACTTCATCGGATCGAGGACTTGATCACCTTCTTCGATCTCCATGCCAGCTTCTGGGCAGACCATCTTGATGTGCGTCTGCATCGAAGCCACTGCCACAGAGATGTCTTCGGGACGAATAACCATCTTGTCTTCGGAATTCCCGATGGCACTCAACTTGGCCCGTTCAACCGCTTCCTGAACGAAAGCTGCATTGGAACCTTTCAGTCCCTTGACGGCGGTAATGATTTCGGCATCAGTGCCTTCGACGATTGCAACGCCGTCTTTGGTCTTGCCGTAGTGACGGACCAATCGCAGCATTGCTCCATCATCAGGAGCCAAAATCGGAATCACGGTGTCGATTCGACCGGGACGCAAGAACCCAGAATGAATGCCGCCGACATGATTGGTCGTCAGAACGGTCATCACTTCCAGATGCTTGCTTTCCACGCCGTCGAGCGTGTTGAGAATCTTGTCGATCTCCGGTGTACGAGGCCCGTTCGGCATCGTGCGATCCACGTCTTCAGCGAACAGCACGCATGGTTGATAGAGCTTGGCGAAAGCCACAGCCATATCAAGGTCACGCACATCTTCGACGTACAGGAACGTCCACCCGTGTTGCACACAGATCTGAGCCAGCCGATGAGCGGTCAGAGTCTTGCCAGTGCCGTAACGGCCTTCGAGGAGAATACCACGTTTCAGAGGCACGCCGTTCTTCCGGCAGCGATCCGTGAATCGCACAGGGTTGAACAAGTTCGTCTCGATCATCCGCTCGGTGTCGGCGGCATAGACGATCTGTTGGTTGGCGTACTTCTTGAGGTCGATAAACCGTGGTGCAAAAGTTGGACTGAAGGAACTTTGACGATCACCATCGGTGTCACGGAAATTGAGCTTCACCGCTTGTCCACGATAGATGGATTCAGAGGCGACGATCTCCCGCACACGTTTGGCGATTTCAGCCACGGTCTTTTCATGTCGGCGTTTGACGGTCGCCGTCAGATTGAAGATGGGCATCCCATTGTCTTCTTTCCAA